ATTAAAGCTGCTCCTAAGAAACCAGCAACTCCGAGATCAAAGAAGGCTTAATTTTTTAGCTCGGTCGGCAAGGGCAACGCTCGCAAGGTTTTTGCCCTTTGCTTCTACCATAATATCATGGGTATCGAGGAAACTTAATGCCCATTCATTTACTGCGGTGTTCCACATAAAATTACTGTGGGCTCGCAGTTTCTGCTTTTTGTGTCCGGCTTCTAATAGCTGTGCATAATCGGGCAGTGTTTTCTCACAATGTCCAGGTAGCCATTCTTCACGGCTAACAGAATAGTGCATAACGGGTCGAACACCCCGCCAGCTGTCAATCACACGTAGAACTCTATCGTCGGTGGGTTGAATGTAGTCTCCTGTACGGACCCAGTGATGGTGTACGTCAAGCACGAGGGCGCAATGTTTTTGCAGCTCAAGGCTGCTTTCGATTCCCCAGGCGTTCTCGTCGTTTTCAATTGTGATGCAGTTTCTTGCTTCGGGGGTAAGTCTTCCGAGTACATCCTTAATGCCTTGTGGACCTCTTCGACCCGAGATGTGGACGTTGATTTTAAAGTCTTGAAACGATTTACCATATCCCATCCAGCGGGCCATATCCACATGATATTCAAACTCCTCTATCGACCTATTTACAATATCATCCGACTCACTTGCCAAGACAGTAAACTGACCAGGATGAAAGCTGAGCCTAACGCCGCCCTTGCGAGCCAGATCTCCCACGGCTCGAAATGCTCTTTCGCAATAGGCTCTAACATCGGATAGCCTGTAAAAGAACTGCCAATCGCGCTGAGTATACACAGGTAGTATATCGCTGCCGAGTCGTACCATTCTAAGATTTTCATCAAGTGCTCCTACACGTTCTACCAGTTTGCGAACAGCTTCAATGTTACCTTTAGTAAGGTCCCAAAGTTTTTCTTCTGCTACATTCTGGCTCTGTCTATTTAACCACGCAACGGTGGTAGAGCCAGTATTGTACTTTTTAGCATCGTCATTGGGCTTGATGCCATTAACTTGTGCAGGAGTGTCGATCCATTTGCAGGCAAATCCAATTTGTTTTTTCATGATATCAATCTTAAATGAGAGGGCGTTGTTATCCCAATTTCTGGAAAAAAGTTTTTTGTGTAAATGTCAAATGCAATTCCAACCCTTAAATTTCCCTGATAGGGCAATGTTTCGTGTGGCATAATGCAAGAAAAGAAATGTATGTCTCCTGTTTTATTTGGAATTTTTAAAATGTCTTTACCGTAATACACAGTATCACTAGGTGCATCACCTTGTAAGAATAAGTTTCCACAGATTGTTTTAAACACATTCTTTTTAAACATGTCATTCTCAATAATCGGAGATGCATGGTGCATGTGTTTTTCTATTCTTTCTCCTTTTCGGAAAATATTAGCCCACATTTTAACATAGAATTCCTCCCCACCAATGATCTGTTTTGCAGATTCTAAAATCTTTTTAAGCAACGGATTTATTTGATTAGGAAGAAAATCAATTAAATTGTAATATTCGTGTCTAGTGGTAATAGAATTAACGGGTGCTTCTTTGTAATGTGACGGACCTAATCCAATAATTTTACTTTCTAGTTTAACAATACTATCAGTAAGTGCATTACAATAAGTTTGATCTAGTACATTGACCCCGAGGATATTGTTTTTGAAATTCTCAATGCGGTCTTCGTAGACTATTTGGGTTTGTGCAACGACCATGAACCATCCTTGTTGTCAATCCATTCGAGGGTGTCGCCTTCTACCCAACCTTGCATATTGAGTAGTTCTTGAGGCAACGGCAAAATAAGATCCTTAGTATCGGGATCTTCTTCAAGTATTACTGTCCAAGAATGTTTAGTCATAGTATATTTTAAACGATTGTACGGAAATAGTCAATGGTTCTAACAAGTCCTTGTTCCAAATTGATTTTAGGTTCCCAATCGAGCATAGACTTTGCTACTGAAATATCCGGACGACGTTGCTTTGGATCGTCTTGAGGCAAAGGCATTTGAAGGATTTGGCTCTTGCTTCCGGTAAGTTCAATAACTTTATGTGCTAATTCCCACATGGTAAACTCTCCTGGATTGCCAGTATTGACAGGCCCGATAAAATTATCGTCGGTGTGGTTCATCATTGCCTGCATAGCATCCAAAAGATCATCAACATAGCAGAAACTACGAGTTTGCATACCATCACCGTAGATAGTAATGTCTTTGCCTTGTAGTGCTTGAACGATGAAATTACTAACTACTCTGCCATCATTTTGAGCCATTCTTGGGCCATAAGTGTTGAAAATACGAACAATTTTGGCCTTAACATCGTGAGTACGGTAGTAGTCCATAAACAGTGTTTCTGCGGCACGTTTACCCTCATCGTAGCAACTACGGATACCAATTGGATTTACATTGCCCCAATATGATTCCGGTTGTGGATGTACAGTTGGGTCACCGTAGCATTCACTGGTACTTGCCTGTAGAATCTTAGCACCAGTACGTTTGGCCAAACCTAGCATATTGTAGGCACCTAGCACACTGGTTTTCATTGTTTGGATAGGATCCCATTGATAATAATATGGACTTGCAGGGCAAGCCAAATTATAAATCTCATCAACTTCTACATATAATGGAAAGCAAACATCTTGTCGGATGACTTCAAAATTCTTGTTATCTAATAAATGAGCAATATTGTTTTTGCTACCTGTAAAATAATTGTCCACACAAAGAACATGGTGTCCTTCGTTGACAAGCCGATCACATAAATGTGAACCTAAAAATCCTGCGCCGCCTGTTACTAATACTTTTTTCATTTGTTTCCTTTAATTAAATTAGGTGAGTACTGTGGCAATACATTACTAACTTCTGTTTCTTTTTTATTTTCTAGTTTAACGGTTCTATCTCTAAGTTCGCTAGAACTATAAACATGTTCTCTTTTATGATAGTGTAATTCTATACCGTTGTCAATACACCATTGCTTGCCTGTAAAATCTCTATTTAGATATTCGTCACTGAGAAACCGAATATGAATAGTCTGTGTCTTAAGTAATTGTAACAGATCGAATTCGGTTTCGTATATTAAAATTTCATCCACATATTTGCAGGCCTGTAATTGCACATATCTTTCATAGGCACTTTGAACAGGTTTATTTTTAACTCCAGGTCTATCTATTGAAGGATCAATTTGAAGTGCAACAACAAGATAATCGCATAACTGTTTCTCCATTTTAAGCATGGTTACATGACCTGCATGTAACAGATCAAAACTACTACAGTTAAATCCTATCTTCATTCTGCGTCCTTTGGCGCTACAATTCCATATTGTTCATACATCCATTTAATAAATCTTTCAATTTCTTTACTTGGGTATGGATACGCTTTGTATGCTATGGTTACTCTTTCTAACCAATCTTTATCTGTCATGTTAGTTCCAGTGCCTTAATACACCTGCTACTATAAAGCAGTTTGTTATTATGTATGATAGCACAATAAATGTGCGAAAGCAAGCAATTAGATCTGATTCCGAATCTGTATTGCCTGCTTTTTCTCCAAGGGCCTTAGCCCATAGTCTCCAAATGTTACGCAAATAGGTCTTCATTCCATTCACGATGTCCTTCACGGAACGCCATATTGGCCTGTGTTTCGCGTACTTCCACACGATAGCACCAAAGTCTTGCCGCTTCGCCCGGTCCCCACATCTCTGGAATGTAAACGCCGTTGACATATTTGTAGAGCATGTCACTTAATGCTTCACAACCGAGTGCTGGTAGAATGACAATCTTAGCCATGTTCTTTTCTTGTAGCATTTTGAATACTTCCATTTGAGGATCGTCTTGTGCAACAATTAAAGTATGATCGAATTGATCCTCTAATGTTTTCTTTAGTTCTTTTAAACCACCATAGTCAGCCGCCCAATTGCGGACATCTAGGTCGTTGGTGCCAAAGTAGAATTTCATGCTAAATGAATAGCCGTGAATTAGATTACAATGACTATCACTGCGCCATTGGCGGTATGCACAGGGAAATGCATCGTGATATTCTTTTGTGCTTGTGTACTTGTATAGTACGGGTTGTAGATTTGCCATCTCTAGTCTCCTTTGTAAGGTAGCAAGTTTGACGACATGCAGAGTTTATAAAGCGGGATGAATGTGCGTGAAAGTCCGCTGCCTACTATTTAGTAAAGGCT